TTTTTACATCTTTTTTTGGATTTTGTTGATTCTCCATATATCTTTTGCAGTTAGGATCCCACATTCTAGAATCTCTTACACCTTTGACAGCTTCGATAGCATCAAGCATTTCTTCAGTTATTACAAGTTTAGGCATGATTAAAGATCCTCGTAAATGTTAAAAGTAATTCTAATTTGGGTTTGAAATTTACCCTCTGGACTTGATGTAAGTATTTCAGGCCCTATAGGTGAATCAAAAATTACATTAGATACAGTCACTCTATTGTATAAGTCTCTAAGCCTTTTGCAAATTGTGAAGTTAGACCCTGCCCCTAATCCTTCCTCTGTAAATACATTCAATAAAACTAAACCTACAACATTATTATCTGAATCAGTTGTTCCTCCCATTGTTAAATATTCACCAGCACCAAAGCTTGTAATACACTGAACAAACGTATCTTCTGTTGTTGAATCAAAGGTCATGTTATTAAATACAACAGGGATAGCTGGGCTTGAAGCAAGCTCTGTGGCTAACCTAGCCTCTATTGTGGATCTAACAGTATTTAAATCAACAGCAGCCATGTATTACCTCCCAAAATTTCTTTGTATGTATTGTTCAAGTTCTTTTGCAATAAGCTCTGGAAATCCAGCAACAGTTTTTTGTCTTGTCCTATATTGACCACCCCAAGATGGTGGTAGGTTTTCACCATAGCAAACAGGCTCTGCGTAAGGTAAATTATTTATTATTGTTCCTCTAAAGTCTTCTATTTCTGTTTGCCATGCGTTTCTAAGTTGTCCTCCACCTTTTGGTTCACCCTTATAAACAACTCTAACTGGTGTTGCTTTTTTTACTCTTGCAGTCCACTCCAAAGTAGTTGCAGCAACAAGATTAATAACATCTTCTTCAAAAAAATCGTTTATCTCAGATAATTTGATTTCTCTAGCCATCTTTACCTCAAGATAAGATCAAAACTTACTGGTGTATTATTTTGCTCATTTGTAATTACTTGAACAATTTTAAATTCAACACTACTAATAACTACTCTATCTTTTGTTGTAGGGACAAATGTAAGATCTCCAGCAGATATAGTAAGCAACTTATCTTGTGATTCAATCAAATCATTAACCTGATTTCTTGAAACATTACTTAATGCGCCTTTGATAGTTGTATCAGATGTAGATTCTGAAATAGCTCCAGTAGTGGTATTGTATGCCCCTGCTGTTACCTGTCTGATAGTTACATCACCACCAAGTTTTTTTAATGAAGCACTGGCAGCTTTTTTTAGCGCATTAGCAAGACTCATAATGAATAAGCAATGACTTGACCACTGGCAAGAGTGATACTTGTAATAACACCTTCAATCTCTGAAGATGATTTCATTGTGATGCCATTAATAGTTGAAGAACCATTTTCTGTTAAGTTCTCAGCAACTAAAGTTACCTCTGCATTTGATAAGCAGTGAACCTTCCCAAATCTGCCTGTATGAGTTGCAGTATTTGTAATGATTAACCCTGCTGGGTATTGGTAGCCGTAGTTCACTTTAAGACCTCTTGATTGATAAG